GATTACCTATCATTTGTTGAGGATATATTAACAACTGGAGATGCTGGTGACGCATTGTTTGAATTATTTCCTGATAGTTCAGCTAGTTCTAAAAAATTAGCTTTTTCTGGAATTATTACAAGTGCTGAGTATGGTGCAACACTTGGAGAAACTCAGTTGATAAACATTTCATTCCAGACAACAGGTGCAATAACATCTGACATATAGTAAATTAAAAATACTTCGCATTTAATTTATGGCAGAAAAGAAAACCCTCGACCTTTTAAAGGAAGCTTTTGACCTTTCTAAAAGGCGTAAATTTGACGTTAAAGATGATAACGGCAAAACAGTATGCAGTTTATATTTTAAGGCCATTACAAGGGCTGACAGAGCCAGAGCAACGCAAAGGGCTGGTAGTGATGACCCATTAATTGTTTCTACGCATATGCTTTGTCAGTTAGCAGAGAATGAAGATGGAACAAAAGCATTTCACCCAGCAGATTTTGGTAACTTGCAGAATGAATTGCCAGAAAATGTATTGAATGAAATTGAATTATTTTTATTTGGTGTAAATCAAAACGCAACTATTGATAACGCAAAGGAATCCTAAGGGGGGACAACTGGTTAAATTTTGAGTTTTTCCTTGCAACAGAATTAGGTAAGACAATAAGTGAACTAAGATCACAACTTACAGATGAGGAGTTGATATTTTTTGCTGGATATTATGAATTAAAATATGATAGAGAAAAGAAAGAGGCAGATGCAATCAAACGCAAATCAAGATATAGTTAAAGGAGTTATTGTTTAGTCGTGGCAGTTTCCAATGTAGAACTAAGAGTAGGAGCTACGCAAGCCATAACAGCATTAAAGAATGTAAATACACAGGCACAAAAATTTAATCAAACTGTAAACGGAACAAACAGCAAATTAAAAGACGCAAACAAAGCTTTACCAATACTTTCAAAAGGATTTTTTGGTGCTGGTGCTGGTGCAAAAGGGGCGGCTCTAGGTTTTAAAACTGCTGGGGCTGCGTTAATGACAGCTTTAGGGCCACTTACTGCTGGACTGACTTTAGTTGCCGCATTAGGAAAAACATTTGCAAATCTAGCCGCACAAGATTTTGCCAGTGCAAAAATTAAAACTCTCGGTGTAGATGCTGATGCTTTACAACCGAAACTTGCAAGTTTATCAAATGAGCTAAGTGGTCAGGCATCTTCTTTGCAATTACTATCAGCGTCTTATGACGTAGCATCTGCTGGCTTTGGTGAGACTGCTGAACTAACAGATGTATTAAAGGCATCACAGTTAGGTGCTACTGGTGGATTCTCTGAACTAGCTACTGTTGCTGATGCAACAACCTCTGTTCTTAATGCTTATGGTCTTGAGTCAGATAAGGCGGCTAAATTAGTTGATGGATTTATACAAACACAGAATGATGGTAAAATTGTTGTTGATCAATATGCACAGCAGATAGGTCGTTTAGCACCAATAGCGGCTGGTGCTGGTGTAGGAATAGAAGAACTTAATGCGGCAATATCTACTGTCACTGCAACTGGTGTTCCTGTTGAATCTACCTTTGCTGGACTACGACAAGTTATTGCTGCGATACAAAAGCCTACCAGTGAGGCAGCTAAAGCGGCTGAAAAATTAGGAATTGATTTTAGTGCTACAGCTTTAAGTACAAAAGGATTAGGAGGAGTATTAGAAGAATTAGTTGCAAAAGGTGGAGCTAGTGAAGAAACCCTTGCTCAGTTCTTTGGGTCTGTTGAAGCAAGAACAGCAATCCTACCTTTGTTAAATGACCAATTAGTTTCCTTTAATAAAAATTTAGAAAATCAGGCAAAAGCTCAAGGCACTGCTGCTGAAGCTGCCTTTACTGCGCAGAATACAATTCAAGGACAATTAACAAGACTTGGAACAGCGTTTACAAACCTGACCACTGATGGTTCAGAGATTGGAATAGTTATTAGAGAATCTCTTAAAATTGCTGCTGTAACTGTTGAGGCTTTAACGGCAGCTTTTAAATTAGTATTAGCTCCTGTGAGAGCTATCTTTGCGGCTGTTGGAGAGATAGGAAAACAAATAGGTAAGGCAATAGGAATAGATGCAACAAAAACTTTATTCAATCTTGAACAGGGTTGGATAGGTATAAAAGAAAGAGTTACAGAGGTTTCAGACCAAGTTATATTTGCTGGAAAAGTTATAGGCGGTGTTTATGCAAATGTTTATAAGAAGATTTTTGGATTTTTAAAAGGTATTGCCGATGGTACAAAAAACATTTTTATCGGAATTATAGATACTTTTAAAGATGTTGTTCAAGGTATTGTTAATGCTATAAATGGCAACCCTATACTAAAAAGATTATTTGGTGGTCTTACAAACATAAAATTAGACTTTGATATTAGTGGTGTTAAAAATTTTGGAAAAGACTTTTTAAAAGGAGCGCAAAAAAATCTAGATAATTTAAAAGAGGGTGTTTTAGAATTTTCTGGAGTTGAAAAAATTATTACAAAAGAAAATAACAAACAATTAGATGCAAAAAATAAAATTGTAACTACCAATAATAATTTAAATACCTCACTTGGAACAACAAAAACAAAAACAGTGGATGTTACAAACTCAACTGATGATTTAAAAGATAAATTTATGCAAATAGGTGATGATATTGAAAAAGGAATTGTTTCAAACTTAACTGATGCTGTTATGGGAACTAAATCTCTTGCAGAAGCAGCAACAAGTGTATTAAACAATTTAAAACGAAAATTAATTGAAGTTTCAATACAGCGAGCGGTTTCTGGTATTGGTGGGAAGATTGGTGGATTTTTAGGTGGATTGTTTGGTAGAGCAAGCGGTGGACCAGTATCAGCTGGTGGTGCATACCTAGTTGGGGAACGTGGTCCAGAAATATTGCAGATGGGGTCAAAGGGTGGCAATATAATTCCAAACAATAAAATAGGGGCTGGTACAACAAATATGGTCACTGTAAATGTAGATGCTTCTGGTTCTGCTGTGGCTGGTAATAATCAAGATGCTAAGTTACTAGGACAGGCCATAGCCACTGCTGTACAATCTCAATTAATAAAAGAAAAACGTCAAGGAGGTTTACTAAGTAGATAATGGCAACATTTCCTAATATCACTCCTACTTATGGAATGAGAAAAACAAGCGCACCAAAAATTAGATCAGTTGCGCTAGGTGATGGGTACGAGTTTAGAGCTTTATTTGGTTTGCCTCTAACTCAAGACCCTAAAGTATATGATCTTACTTTTAATGTTTCAGAAACGGAAGCTGATGTTATAGAAGGATTTTTAAGAAGTAGAGTAAACGATCAGGCAAGTTTTACATTTACCCCACCAGCAGAGGGTGGTACAAAATCAGGTACTTATTCTCAAAGTGGTACGCAAGTTACAATAACGATAACGAATCATGGTCTTGCTATTGGTGATGTGATAACTATTGATTACACAACAGGTTCTGCAGTAGATGGCGTACACGCAATATCAACGGTAGCAGATCAAAATACATTTACAGTTATAGCTGGTGCTACTGCGACAAACAGTGGCAATGTTACAGTAACTTTATCAGGGGCTGGTAAATATGTTTGTCAATCTTGGACAAAAACAATACCTTATAATAATAGGGCAGTTTTAAACTGTACTTTTAGAGAAGTATTTGAACCGTAATGGCTTTACCTACTGAAGAATTACAGTCCTTAACTAACAAATCAATAATTGAGTTATTTACTTTGACTCTTGTATCTTCTTTGCATGGTTCATCAGCAATAAGTAGATTTCACAGTGGGGTTGGATTAAATAGTAATAGTGCAATCAAATGGCAAGGCAATACATACGATAGAGTTCCCATAGAGGCTCAAGGGTTTGAATATTCGGGCAGAGGTACTTTGCCAAGACCTACTGTTACAGTTGCTAATGTGCTGGGAACAATTACAGCATTAATGGCCTCTGTAAATGCAACAACACCTTTCAATGATTTACAAGGAGCAAAATTTGTAAGAATACGCACTCTTGCTCAATTTTTAGATGCAGACAACTTTCCAGCAAACCAAAACCCTTATGGAACACCAGATTCTACAGCAGAACTACCACAAGAAATATATTTTATTAATAGAAAAACCGCGGAAAATAGAAACATAGTACAGTTTGAATTGGTATCAGCATTAGACCTCGAATCAATAAGAGCGCCAAAAAGACAGGTTACAACAAGAGATTTTCCCAGCGTAGGTACTTTTGTAAACGGATGAATTGGAAAATTGAAGCTGAAAATCACGCAGTCTCATGTTTGCCTCATGAATCGTGTGGATTATTAGCAATTATCTCT